TAAGGCTTATGATGATGCTGTTCAGCGTGAGGCACGCAAAAGTAAGACGAAAGCACAGAAGAGAAATATGAGCTTTTCCAAAAAGCATAAGGAACGTATGCAGACAAAAATTCGTAAAGAAGTTGACGAGTTTTTAGCAAAAAAAGCTGGTCGTCTGGCAAAAATGAAAGCCAACCCAATACCTAAAAGCAGCACTCAGATTTTTTCTGACGTTGAAGGATATAAAAATGGCGGCGCTGTGCTTCCTGGACGCGGCGGTGATTTTAAAGGAGTGTTCTGATGGCAAAACCTTTTAAATCAAGAAAAGAAATAGCTAAAGGTTTTCAAAAGAAACCTCCTAGAGTGTTTAAAAAATCAGGCAAAATAGCTAATTTCATAAGAGCCATTCAAGGAGAGCTTCCTCCGTTTAAAAAATACGAGAGCGGTGGGGCCGTAACAAAGGGCCGTGGTGGTAAGTTTAAGGGTATTTCATAATGTTATTTGAGGTTGGGGCGGACAATTTTAGCCAAGATGAAGCCCTTCATTCCAGGCTTGGCGTAAGAGAACCCTCCGCTCAAAGCGTCAGGTTGTTCGTTCCAACGCTGTAAAAGGGGTATGAGATGGCTATAGAAAAAGGCACGGGCGCTGGCGGTGATAATGTCATCCCTATGAATACACAGGAACAGATAGATATTCTTGAAATGCCTGTTGAGCCTGGTCAAGTAACAATGGATGATGGCTCTGTTATTGTTGGCGACATCACTGAAGAAATGATGGCAGCAGAAGTGCCAGTAGAAATACCCTTTAACTCTAATCTCGTTGATTTTATGGATGAGGCAGAAACCACAGCTATCGCCTCTGATTTGGTTGGTGAGATTGAGGATGACTTGTCATCTCGTGAAGATTGGGAAGAAGTTTACAAAAGAGGCATTGATCTTCTTGGTATGAATTATGAAGACAGATCGCAGCCATTTGAAGGCGCATCTGGTGTAGTTCATCCTCTTTTAGCCGAATCAGTTACACAGTTTCAAGCGCAGGCTTATCGTGAATTATTGCCTTCTGGCGGTCCTGTTCGCACACAAATAATTGGTGATCAGAACAAAGAAGTCTTAGCGCAAGCTGAACGTGTTAAGAACTATATGAATTATCAGATTACTTATGAAATGGAGGAGTATGATCCTGAACTGGACCAAATGCTTTTCTACCTTCCTATCATAGGCTCTACTTTTAAAAAGATTTACTTTGATCCTCTCTTGCAAAGAGCCGTATCTAAATTTGTTCATGCTGAAGACCTCATTGTTCCTTACAGCGCAACTGATTTAGCGTCAGCAACACGCATTACGCATGTTGTTAAGATGGATAAAAATGAGATAAGGAAGCTACAGCTTACAGGCTTTTACGCTGATATAGACCTGCCTGGAGATGGTTATGGAGATGAAGATTACTCTGATGTGAAAGAAACCATAGATGAAATACAGGGCATTTCTCCATCAGGATCCAGTGAAGAGGTAACATTATATGAGGTTCATACAAATTTAGATTTGTCTGGGTTTAAAGATGTAGATGCAAATGGTGAAGAGACTGAGTTAAAGCTTCCATATATCGTTACAATTGTAGAAAAAAGTGGCAAAGTTCTGGCGATTCGCCGTAATTACGATGAAACAGATCCTTTGCGCCGTTCTAAGCCTTATTTTGTGCATTACAAGTTTTTGCCTGGTTTAGGTTTTTACGGCTTTGGCCTTACACATATGATTGGCGGACTGTCTCAAGCAGCAACGAGCTTGTTAAGACAGCTAATTGATGCTGGCACCCTGTCTAACCTCCCTGCGGGGTTCAAGGCTCGTGGCGCTCGTATCCGTGACGAGGACGAACCACTAAATCCTGGTGAGTTTCGTGACATTGACGTTGCGGGTATGGACATCCGCCAATCGCTCATGACGCTGCCATTTAAAGAACCGTCACAGACGCTATATTCGCTCTTAGGAACGCTTGTTGATTCTGGTCGTAGGTTTGCATCTTTAGCTGATATGAAAGTCGCAGAGATGGGTGGAGAGACACCTGTAGGCACAACTATGGCGATTATGGAGCGCGGTACAAAAGTAATGTCCGCAATTCACAAGCGCTTGCATTATTCACAAAAGGTTGAATTTAAGCTTTTAGCTAACGTGTTTGCTAGATTTATGGCTCCCATGTACCCATACGCGATACCAGGCGCACCGCCAGAGATTAAGGTTGCAGACTTTGATGATCGTATAGATGTTTTGCCTGTATCAGATCCTAACATTTTTTCTATGTCACAACGGATTGCCTTAGCCCAAACAGAACTACAGTTGGTTCAATCAAACCCAGAAATACATGGAAACGAACAAGGTTTGTACCAAGCTTATCGCAAAATGTATGAAGCACTAGGAGTTACAAATGTCGATGCGATCTTACCTCCACCTCCTGCTCCTCAACCTACGAATCCAGCTAAAGAAAACCAAGAGGCAATGCGCGGAAAAGCTTTACAGGCCTTTCCAGAGCAAAATCATCAAGCTCATATTGAGTCCCATTTGGCGATTATTGCAACGCCTGTGGCGCAAGCTAATGCATCGATAGTTATGACCTTGCAAGGCCATGTTCAGGAACATCTTGGATTTATGGCCGAGGCTATGGCGCAAGAAGAGATTATAAATAAACTTTCTCCTGAAGAGCAAATGCAGCTTCAGTCCTCACAAGAGGGAATTATGGCATTCCAGACAGAAGTTGCTTCTCGTGCGGCAGAGTTGATTGGTGAGCTTACAGAGCAATATGCACAGGCTGTCACACCTCCGCCACAGACAGATCCCCTTGTTGCCATACGTCAACAGGAGCTAGCATTGCGTGAAGCTGACATTCAGCGTAGAGCTGAAGAGGCGAAAGACAGAGCGCAGCTTGACCGTGAAAAAGAGTTAAACGATCAAGTAGAGGCTCAAACACGTTTGGGCATTCAACAAGAGGCTCTTAATCAAAAAACAAGAGTTGCAGAAGAGCGTATTCAAACTCAAAGAGATATTGCCGCTCTTAATAACATGACGAAAGGTCGATAAAATGACAGCAAGTTCAGTAAGCAGAAAAGTAGCTGCAATAGAAAAAGCTAAAAAAGTGGAGCGTAGAAATGCCATTATCGAAAGGCAAAAGCCAAAAGACGATATCGTCAAACATATCGAAACTGAGGTCAGAGGGGTATCCGCAGAGACAAGCAGTGGCGATAGCATTATCGACAGCGGGCAAATCAAAGCCACCCCAAAGCCGAAAGCAAAAATCAAAAAATCCAGTGGGGCTAAAAAAGGGGGGAGTAGTAAAAAGGTTCTCTCCGATAGCAAGGCCACAAAAATTTAAAGGTATTTTCTGATGAGCGCGGAAGAAGTAGCAAGAAAGTTATTAGAGCTTAAAATACTGCCTCGTTTCATGATGTTATGCATGACAGGCGTGTATATACGTTGCATTGAATGGGCGCTTTCTCAGCCAGATTTAACAACTCAACAAGCTTCTCTGATATCAGTTGTTACAGGTGCAATGACAGGTTCGCTGGCAGTATGGCTAAATTCTGAAAAATGAAAGAGTTTGTCCTCGTCATATCTATGTGGGGACATACAGGAATTGAATGGGTGTACACTGGCAACCAGATAGTTTTGCAACAATCTTTTACTCAAGAGCAATGTTACAGTTTGTTACAAAAAGATATGTGGAAGGCAAACTATAATAATGAATATTTTAGAATGAATGTTCAATGCTTTCCTAAAGATTGTGCTGGGAAAGAAGTGTGTGATTAATGCCAGCAAAGTTGAATGAGAACACTGAAGTAGCACTTCCATTACGCAATATCATATCTATGGTTGCAGCGGCATCACTAGCTACATGGGCGTATTTTGGGATTATAGAACGCCTGAATCAGATTGAAACCAACATTACGATGATGGAATCTAATGTTCAGCATAATACAGAATTTAGAATAAAATGGCCTAGAGGAGAAATGGGTTCGCTTCCAGCCGATTCTGAACAGTACATGCTGATTGAACATTTGGCTGGTGAGTTGGAGAAATTGCAAACAGATATAGAATCTGGTAAGGCTCCTTTTGATCAACAGCAAAAGCTCACACTGGATTTTTATGAGCGCCGCATTACAAGTTTGGAAGAAAATTTAGAGAAAGTAAGAAATGGGGATAATTGAAACCTCAATAATTTTGATATTGTATATGTCAGGGTCTATCGTTGAGCATGTGGGCTATGATAATATATCAATGTGTTTAAGGGCTAAAAGACACATTGAGCGCACTGGCTGGAAAGACAGTGAATATAAACGATATGCTTGTGAGAAGAGAACTGTAGAACTAAAGGAGGGTGTAGACGGCAAGCCGTATGTGCTGAAAATAGTGGAGTAGTAAATTGTTAGCCGAACTAGCTGCCGCAAATGCGGCCTTTACAATTATTAAAAAGGCTGTTCAAAACACAGGCGATATAGCCAAAGCTGGACGAGCGATCTCAGATTTCGTAATAGCTAAAGAAGAGCTTCAACGTAAAGGCAATAAAAAAAAGAGGTCTGGAGTTCGTTCATCTGATTTAGAAGAGTTTATGGCGCTAGAGTCCATTCGGCAAAAAGAACTACAATTGAAACAAATCATGATATACACAGGCAGACCTGGGCTTTGGCAGGATTGGCAAAGGTTTCAAGCGGAAGCTAGAAAAGAAAGAAGAGTAAGAGAAGAACTTGCAAGGCGCAGAAGAGCTGAGATAATGGATGCCATTGGAATAGGCTCAGTAGTGTTATTAATAGCGGCTATGGTTGCGGGTTTAGTTGCTTGGGTTGCTTGGTTAAAAGGAATGTTTGATTAAACAGATAAGGAGGGTGTTATGTTTCAAGCTCTTATTGGTCCTATCGCATCGTTGGCAGGCTCATTTGTTGAGGGGCAAGTTTCCAAGCAAAAGGCGAAAGCAACTCTTGCACAAACTGAGGCGGAAGCGAAAGCTGAGATAATGAAAACCGCAGCTACCCACGACAGCAAGTGGGAGTTGATTATGGCTGAGTCTACAAAATCGTCCATCAAGGATGAAATAGTCACAGTAATTATACTTATTCCCCTAATTTTAGTCTTTATTCCTGGCATGGAACAAATTGTTAAAAATGGTTTTGACCGTTTGAATGAGTTGCCAGAGTGGTACACATACCTAGTTTTCCTTACAATATCTGCGGCACTAGGAATCAAAGGCGTGGATAAGTTTAGGAAAAAGTAATGGATGTTATTGCCTTAACAGAGCATTTATTAAAGAACATACGTCAGCAAAAAGAGGACTACACGACAATGCTGGCGAATGGTGCGGTAGAAGATATGGAAAACTACCGATTTGTAGTGGGTCAAATACGCGGACTGACTTACTGTGAAGAAGAAATAAGAGCCGCGATGAAAGGTGTCATTGAAGATGGCTAAAAAACTATTCGTGCCTGAAAGGGTTGCGGCAAACATGAAGTCTGATACGCCACAGACTAAAATCCCAAAAGCGATTGAAAAGGCTCTACCAGAGCAAGAAGAAAACAAAAACACGGAAAATCCAGAAAATATGGATGTTTCCGCTCTTGAAAGATTGCCAAATCCTGTAGGTTATAGGCTCTTAGTAATCCCATATTATCCCCCAGCTAAAACAAAAGGCGGCATTTATGTTCCAGATGCTACTCGTGACAGAGAGGCGTTTGCAACAGTTGCAGCTTATGTCGTTAAGGTTGGTCCTGATGCATACAAAGATCAAGATAAGTTCCCTTCTGGCGCTTGGGCGCATGAGAAATCTTGGGTTCTTATGGGAAGATATGCTGGAAATAGGTTTAAAGTGGAAGGTCTTGAGGTTCGTCTCATAAATGACGATAATATTATCGCCACTATACTTGACCCAGCAGATATCTCATATGTATAAAAAAGGTGGAGGGACATTATGGAAGATGTGATGAATCAAGAAGCGCAAACACCGTCAGAAGAAAACATCACTGTTGATGTTGAGGATTCTGATCAAAAAGTAGAAGT